GCGAGCCGGTCATCGTGTCGCCGGTGACGTTCACCCACTCGTCGGTAACCGCGACGGCCGGGACGTAGATGAACGAGTCGGTGCCGAGGACGGCGGTGTTCCCGGCGTCCGTCGAGACGACGCTCGGCCCAGCTGGCCCGGTCGCCCCGGTCGGTCCCGTCGCGCCGGTTGCCCCGCTCGGGCCGATGGGACCGGCGATCACCCCGGCGTCGACCCAGCCCGTACCGTCCCAGACCCAGAAGTGTCCGGTGCCCGGGTCGAGGTAGCCGCCACCCGGATTGGTCGGTCCGCCCGGAGGCAGCGAGCCTGGCGCGCTGCCGTCGGGGACGGTGCCCTCGAGGAACAGCGATGGGCCGATGGGCCCGGTCGGCCCGGTAGCGCCAGTAGGCCCGGTGGGACCGGCGACGGTCGACGCGGCACCCGTCGCGCCCGTCGGCCCGGTGGGACCTGTCGCCCCGGCGACTCCCGCCCCGGTAGCTCCCGTCGCGCCGGTCGCGCCGGTCGGGCCGGTCGGCCCCGTAGCGCCCGCTACGCCCGCTCCCGTAGCCCCCGTCGCCCCCGTAGCGCCCGTCGCGCCCGTAGGCCCGGTCGGGCCGGACGCGCCCGTCGCGCCGATACCCGCGGGACCCGTTGCCCCGGTGGGGCCGGTAGGTCCGTCGATCCCGTCGGGACCGGTCGGCCCGGCGATGCCCTGGATGCCCTGGATACCTTGGGCTCCCGATGCGCCGGACGCGCCCGTGGCCCCAACGGCTCCGGACGCTCCGGTCGCTCCTGTTGCTCCCGTCGGGCCGGTGGGTCCGAGGGCACCCGAAGGTCCAGTCGCCCCCGTGGCACCGGTGGGGCCGGTCGCGCCGGTGACGCCAGCGGGTCCGATGATCGGGCCCATGTCGACCCAGGCCGTCCCGTTCCAGACCCAGAGGTGGTTGTCGTCGGTGTTGACCCAGCCGTCGCCCGGGTTCTCGGTGCCGGTCGTCGGCGGCGCGCTACCGGCGGGGCCGGGGTAGGAGCCGATGACCTGGATGCCGGTCCCCGGCGCTCCGGTGGCTCCGGTGGCCCCCGTCGGGCCGGGTACTGTCGAGTCCGCGCCGGGTGCGCCTGTCGGGCCGGTCGCCCCAGTAGGGCCGGTCGGCCCGATGGCCCCGGTGGCACCAGGGACCGTCGACGCCGCGCCGCTCGCCCCCGTCGCTCCGGTCGGGCCGATGACGCCCTGCGGGCCGGTGACGCCGGTCGGCCCCTGCGGGCCGGTATCGCCCTTGGGACCGCGGATCATCGAGTCGAGGCCGGTGGGACCCGTCGGACCAGTGGCACCCGTCGCGCCGGTCGGGCCAGACGCGCCGGTTGCTCCGGTAGGCCCGCTCGGGCCGGGTACCGTCGAGGCGGCTCCCGTGGGGCCGGTCATTCCAGTCGGCCCTGTTGCGCCGGTCGGCCCCGCGGGACCAGTCGGCCCGGTCGCGCCGCCTCCGCCCGCGCCACCACCACCGACCTCTACCCACGCATCGTTGACCCTGGCGTATAGCACACCCATCGGGCTGCCTCCTCAATCTTCCGTAGTCTTGCCGTTGCGCCCCTCCGGACGCAGCATTTCGATTTCGGCCCGTAGCTCGGCGACCTCGGCGCGCAGCTCGGCGACCTCGTCGCGCAGGGCTGCGCTGCCGCTGTGGTGGATGTGCCGCTCCTGGCGCGAGAGCCGCTGGTCGAGCTCCTTGAGCAGCGAGACCATGTTGTCGGGGTTCGAGGTCTTCATACCGGGAGGTCCACGATCGAGCTCGGTGCGCTGATGGCGGTGAAGTTGACCGTCTCGCCAGCCGGAGCCGACTCCTCGACGGCGACCTCCGAGATGCGCTGCCACTCCGAGAACTTCCGGCAGAGGCGATCGACGCGGACGATGAACCACGCCCCCGGAAAGAGGTCGGACATCGACCACGGCGCGCCGGGGAGCAGCGTGGTGTTGGCCGGGATGACGATCCCGACCGGCGGCGGATAGCGCCCGTTGAGGTTGCGCCCCGCCGTCTTGGCCCACTCGGCGATCTCGGCATCGAGGGGGACGCCCTCGTCGGTGTCTTCGAGGTTGGTCTTGAGGTAGTCGATGTAGCCGTATTCGAGCAGCGTCGCCTCCGGCGCGCTGGCGACCCCGGCGTAGCCCTCGGTGTTCGAGACGAACGCCTGTGTCGCCGCCGAGTTGCCGTACTCGACGATGCGCGGGAACTGGCTGAGGTACTCCTCGTCGAGCGGCGGGATGATCTTCCAGCGGAGGTTGAGGTCCCAGTAGTAGATGTCGCGCCCGACGACGGTGTAGTCGGTCCCGTTGTCCTCGGCGTACTTGTCGAAGTCGTCCCAGGCGTAGTACTGGTAGGCGGCGGCCTTCTTCGTGGCCTTCGGCTCGTCGGAGTGGCGGACCGGGTGGAGGTGCGAGAGCATCCGCCAGGGATCGCCGTGCGGGGCGTAGGTCTGGTTGGCCAGGAGCCAGTGCATCCGGTCGATGACGTTGTACGAGTTCGGCCAGGACTGGTCGTAGCCCGCCTTGAGCGCCGTGCGCTTCGACGGCCAGAGCATGTCCTCGGCGTAGACCCGGACCTCGTTCCAGTCGTACTCGAGCCGCGTGATGACGCCCTGCCAGACGTGCTCGTCGTCGCGCTCGATGTGCAGCTCGTGCTTGACGGTGCGGAGGTCGCCGAGGAGCTCGCAGCACTCGCTGGTCCCGATCGTCGCCTCGGAGTCGCTGATGTCGTCGCGCTTGCGGTTCCAGCGGACCGCCGACATCGGCGTCAGCTCGCCGATGCGGTTGACGCCGCCGCGCTCGTAGACGAAGGCGCGGTGCCGCCCGCAGGTGAAGGTCACTCGCTCACGCCGGTCAGCGTCACGCCGACGACGACCTCGACGGCGCGCTCGGGGTGCTGGTCGAGGGTCAGGCGGTAGAGGCCGTGGGGGAGCCGGACCCGGCGCGGCCAGTCGTCGTCCCAGCCGCGCAGGAAGTTGCGTAGGACCCGGCGGTCACCGTTGACGAAGCCGGTCGCCGTCGTCCCCTCGATCACCAGCATCGAGTCGGGCGGGAGGCCGGGGAGCCACCACCCGGCGACGCGGTCCTCGAAGGCCCAGAGCCCGAGGCGCATCGGCCCGGCCGGAGCGGCGGTGCGCAGGGTGACCTGCGGGATGACCTCCTCGAAGAGGCCCCAGCGATCGGTAGCGACCTCGACGGAGTCGCGCGCCCACTCCATCAGACGCCTACTAGCGCCCAAGGGTCGGGGGCTGGCTCGGGCTCGGTCGGCTCGGTCCAGCGCTCCGCCCCGGCCATCAGGACGTTCTGCGTCCCGCCGGTCGAGGGGACGTAGGGCATCGTGTACTGCGTCGGGTCGGCGGCGACGATGGTGAACTCGATCTCGGCCATCGCCCCGCAGGTGTGCATCACCGGGTGCTGCAGGACCGTCGGCCCGGTGGTGACGCGGGTGTTGCGGAACTGGCGCATGTACGGGACGACGCACTCGTCGACGCAACAGGACCACGTCGGAGGTCCGTAGCGGAGGGTGTAGTAGACCTGCGGCCAGGCGCACCACTCGTCGCTGTCGGCGGGCGGGCCGAGCTTGATCTCGCCGTACGTCGTCGGCCAGTAGTCCGGGTTGCACGGCGGCTCGTAGGTCAGCTCGTGGTAGTTGATCGGCCAGCACGTCCCGCCCGGCTCCGCGGTCGAGGGTGGGCCGCAGCCCGGCCCCCAGGAGAGCTCGTCGTATATCTCGGGCCAGTCGCACCACTCGGTGGTGTCCGGCGGGCCGGTGAGTATCTGGGCGTAGGTGTCCGGCCAGTAGACCGGGTTGCAGTATTTCGGGTCGGTGCGGAGCTCGAGGTAGCTCTGGGCCCAGCACGGTCCCGCCGCCGGAGGGCCCCCGGCCGAACCACAGCCGGGTGGGGCGATGCGGAGCTGCAGGTAGCTCCGCGGCCAGGAGTGCCACTCGTCGTCGTTGGGCGGTCCCCGCTTCAACTGGGCGTAGGTGTCCGGCCAGTAGTCGGGGTTGCACGACGGCTCGACCCGTAGCTCGCGGTAGTTGACCGCCCAGCACGGGTTCTCCCAGCAGATCTCGTCCTCGCAGATGCACGGGCAGCAGTCGAAGAACGTCATCGGGTCGCCCTCGCACGGCGACACCTGCTTGGCGAACTGCGTCCGGAGCCACGTCAGCCCGTACTGGAGCGAGCACTCGTCGGTAGCGATCGCCAGCGCCCGGAGAACCATCGTGCGCGGACCCATGTACGTCGGGCCGATGATCCCGCCGCCGGTGAGGCCCATCGTCACCGACGCCTGGCGGGTCGAGTCCTCGGCCCCGGTGACCTCGATGCCGACGACGCCGAGGAAGCCCTTAGAGTCGGGGTTGGTCGAGACGTACCACGGAGCCGGGTCCTGGATCGGCGAGCGGAAGCGCGGCCCCCCGGGGACGATCACTCCCGCCGACGGACAGGCGTCGCAGTCGTAGAGCCAGTCGATCCCCGCTTCCTTGGCGTAGGCGTAGGCGCGGTTGTTGTTGACGACCTCGTGGACCTGCGAGCCGACCTTGAGCGGGTCCTCGGTCCCGATGGCGATGTAGCCGGGGTACATCAGCTGACCATCGCCGCGGCACGGTTGAGGGATTGCACGGCGACGGCCTCCGGATCTGCTGAGGTCAGCGTGAAGTACTGGTTGATCGGGCTGGGAAGGCGCGACACCTTGCCGCTCCCCATGCGCTGCGCCGGCGACTCGCCGCGTAGGAGGGCGGCCATCTCGCGGACCGACGGGTCGACGCGGTTGAGCGGGAGCTGCAACGGGACGATCGCCTCGGCGTAGCCGCGCTCGCCGACCCGGGTGATCGTCTCGCTACCGATGATCCCGCCGGTCATGTTGCTCGCCGTCGTCGAGGTGACGGTGTTGATCCGCACCGTTCGGTCGTGGATGTTCGCCATGTTCAGCTGGATGTTGTCGATCTGCTGCATGATCGTGTCGTAGTTGTCGAGCCGGACCGCCGGCGAGGCGACCATCCCCGACAGGCCGTTCATCTCGGTCTGCAGCGTGTCGATGTTGCTCTTGACCGTGTCGTAGTTGTCGAGCTTGACGTGCGGGTGGGCGGTGTACGCCGAGAGCAGGGCGAGCTTGAGGCTGAGCGTGAACAGCTGCGTCGTGACGTTGGCGTAGTCGGGCAGCTCGAGCCCCGGCTTGGCGGTGAAGTCGTTGATCGTCTTGAGCTCGGTGTAGATCGCGGCAAGCAGGACCAGCGTGAGCGCGACCTCCAGAACGATGAGGGTTTCGCGCAAACGCACCTGCCGTCGTCCGGCTGAAGAGCTGCGTCCTTCCGCCGACAGATGAAACACATTGGCATAGGACGTGAGATTGTCGCCGATAGAAGCGGGCGGCTGGAACCAATCGAAGAACTGCACCTCGTTCCAGCGCGTGGCGTCGTGCGGCTCGGCCGAGACACGCCAATGCGTCAGGCGATCCCCGTTATGCTTGGAATAGGCCGCGAGATAGCGCCCGTC